TGAAGGACGCTAACGACTTCCTGCAAGCTGGTATGGCTAAGGAGTACAAGCAAGCGTGGTGGAACGCTAAGAAGTTTAAGCCTGACAGTATTCTCAGTGATGCTGAGGACTACCTAAAGCTCTATGAGGACAGCCCTGACTTTGAATACTTCACCACTGGCATTGAAGAGCTTGATGAGAAGATGCTTGGTATTTCTAAGGGCTACGTCACTCTGGTACAGGCTGAAACAGGGTTGGGTAAGACGGAGTTCTGTCGGTATCTTGAGAACCGTGCTCTTAACCATAGTGAGTATAAGATTGCAGCTATGCACCTTGAGGAGTCTAAGCTTCGGTCCTTGTTGGGGTTGGTGTCTTACAAGCTTAATGAGAACGTCACTATTAAGAAGTTCATTGATGAGAAAGATCTTGACGAAGAGGTACGAGGTGCTATTAGTGAAATCTCTAGTAGTGAGCGGTTCGTAACCTTTGACTTTGATATGCAGGAGGGTCACGAGGAGCTAATCAAACAGGTTCGCTATCTTGTAGCTGCTATGAGTGTGGACTTCATCTTCATTGAACCCATTCAGGACTGTGTTACTGGTAGCAGTAGTGAGAAAGAGGGTAAGCTTGCAGACCTCATCACTCAGTTGTCTACTTTGGCAAGTAAGCTTAATGTAGGTATTGTAGTGGTTGCTCACCAGAACGCTGATGGAGGTAGTATGTACTCAAGTATGATTACGAAACGTGCTGCTTTTGAGTTGCTTCTTAAGCGTGACCGTGATAGTGATGATGTAGTAGAGAAGAATCGGACACATGTGGTGATTGGTCGCAAGAACCGTACAGGTTTGGGGAATGGTTCTGCTGGATCACTTGACTTTGACTTAGAATCGTATACACTGAAACCTGTAGAGCCACTTAAGGCTCCTGTAGTTAACCGAAAGGATGATTTCTAAATGATTTGTGATAATTGGGTAGTACTTAAGATACAACCTGAAGCCTCAGGGGAGCAGGAAGTGTTCTACAAGCTCCTACAGGGGTTTTCTGGTAGTTATACCTACGGTAATAGCTGGCATATGAACTCAGGCATTGAGAAGGTGGTGCTTAATGATGGGCTGTACGAGGTGCATGGGTCTAGTGGCAGTGTATATAAGGTTCGTGAGGGGTCATATGGTGTTCGTCTGAACATTGCTGAGGTTATAGCTTATTATGACAATAACTACCCTAATTGCATTAAGGTTATGCCTGACTGTGACTGGAGTGAGTTTAAGTGGAGTACTAAGAATGAAGATCAGAGTATTTGATACTGAAGGTGTGGGCTTAAACAGTAGTGCTACAAAGCTCTGGAACTTATGCTACACAGAAGACGGCAAAGAGTTCCACTACACAACCGACTACGACACCATGAGAGGGTGGCTACAAGAGCCTGATGTACTTTGGGTAGGCCACTATGCCATTGGTCACGACCTTCCAGCTATTAAGGCTGTATTAGACATAGAAATGACCTACAAACAGTTCTGGGATTCTATGTACGTCTCGTGGGCCTTGTTTCCTGATCGTCCTAAGCACGGGCTAGAGGCTCTTGGCCTTGAGCATGGGTTTCCTAAGGTGGTTGTACGTGAGGACCAATGGGAAGAGGGTGATCCTGTGCTTATGCGTGAGCGTGTGGAGCGGGACGTTCTGATTAACTACGAGGAATGGGGCAAGCAAGCTAGACGTCTGTGTGAAATCTACGGCACTTCTGAAGTCAATGAAGAAATACTGCGCTATGTTCGCTATCTAAGCTTCAAGGGGGACTGCCTAAGAGAACAGCAGGAGAACCCGCTTAAGATTGACCGTGAGAAGGCACAGAAGCACTTTGAAGAGCTTGAGGCAGTTGTGCAGGATAAGCTTAAAGAACTCATTGCGGATATGCCTAAGGTTCCTGTAGAACACAAGATAGAAACTTCACGCTATCGTAAAATAGATGGTACATTGTCTAAGTGGGGGCGAGATTGGGAAGCTAAACTTAAGGAGCATAAGCAACCTTCAGGAACCTTACGGTTCTTTGAGTACAAAGACGGAAACCCCAATGGGCCACAGCTTAAGAATTGGCTCTTTAGTTTAGATTGGGAACCTTGTACGTACAAGTTTGATCGGGATAAGCTCACTGGGGATGAGCGTCAGATTCCTCAGGTGCGGTACTTCAGTGCTAATGACCCACGTAAAGGAGAGCTTACGGACAGCGTTAAGTCGCTTATTGAACGGGAACCTTCACTAAAGGCTCTTGATGGACTTACAATGTCTCAGCACCGCATGAACATCTTCAAGGCTTTTCTTGAGAACTCTGATGAGAATGGTATTTGTGTAGCTGGTGCAGGGGGTTTTACTAACACACTTCGGCTCAAGCACAGGAACCCTTTTGTGAACCTACCAAAAGCTGATGGTGAAGTTCCTTGGGGTGTTGAGATTCGGTCCTGTATTGTTGCGCCTGAAGGCTATGAGATGTGTGGGTCTGATGTTGTTAGTCTGGAGGCTTCCACTAAGCGACACTACATGTACCCACATGACCCTGAGTATGCTGATGCTATGGGTGCTGATGGATTCGATGAGCATCTGGACCTTTCTGTTCATGCTGGTGCTCTAACACAAGAGGAGATTGACGAGAAGGGACCTAAGCACCCTGAGATTAAGAGTGTTCGTAAGCAGTACAAGGCCACTAACTACAGTGCTATTTATGGTGTAGGACCACCTAAGCTTGCCCGTGAGTTATTCATTAGGCCTGCTAAAGCTAAGGCACTGTTGAACGCTTATTGGGACCGTAACTGGGCCATTAGGAAGGTAGCTGAAGAGCAATACGTCAAGACACTTAAGGATGGTAGCCTCTGGCTTAAGAACCCTGTCAGTGGCTTCTATTATAGCCTTAGGTATGAGAAGGACATCTTTAGTACTCTTAACCAAGGTACAGGAGTTTTTATCTTTGACAGTTGGCTTATGAGGACAAGACGTAAGGGGGTCATTGTACCATTCCAATACCACGACGAGTTGATGACCTTGAGGAATACTACAACCCAGACGCAAGAAGAAGTGGAGAATGAGCTACACAAGGCAATGGAAGAGGTAAATGAAAGCTTAGGTCTTAACGTAAGTGTTAAGGTTGACGTCCAATGGGGGAAGGATTATGCCAGTGTCCACTAACAGTGAATCCTTTTTGCAACAGAACCCTAAAGTTTTCTAACACCGAATCAAACCACCCCCTAAAAGGGTATTAATATAAGTAGAAGCTAGTGCTTCTTTACAAAAGGATACTAAAGAAATGGCACGATCAACAATGATTCACTATGTAACTGGTGTTACTAGCTGGGCATATCACGCTTGGAACGGTAATTCAGTGAGCTTCACTATTACTTACCGTGACGGGGGCCGTGAAGAGGTTGTACTGTTCTTTTCGGACAACCCACAAGAAGCAAAAAACTTCTATGAGCGTAATGCGTTTCCTACAGAACGTGACTCCGAGGACAAGAAGCGTATTACTGACCTAGAAAAAGCCTTGGAACGTATTGCTTATGGTAACATCCGGCTGATTGATATTGGTAGTATTGCTAAGGACGCTCTTGAGGCTGATCCTGATTACGGTTCAATCTCTTTCTAAGTAAAACTTACAGAACACTTACAGACAAACTAAAGGAACTAAAGAATTATGACTGAACATGTTTTCGACGTAGTGGTAGAGTACACCAAGATCTTCGATCAAGAAGGTAAACCTGCTGATATTGACCGTGGAGACGCACAGTCCAACCAGAAGTGGCTTCGGGAACTCGCCAAGAACCCAGAGACTAAGATCAATGTCTACTTCAAGACTGAGGAAGACCTCCAGAAGCTCATGGACAGTGAGACTTTCAATAACGAAACTACCAACCCACAGACAGGGGCCACAGGCACTCGTGTTAAAGAGGGTAACTCTGAACTTGGTATTGGTAAGTACCTCCAACTGAAGCGTAAGCTTTCTGACCTTAAAGAGTACAAAGACCGTAAGACTGGAGAGATCAAGGAGTTCGAAGCTGGTGGCCTCTTGAGTGTCACTATGTTGGATAAAGAGAAGGGAGCCTTTGTTCCTTACGATTACGATAAGATGGGTGCTCCTGCTAATGGCTCTGAGGCTAAGGTACGCTTTGACGACAGGTTTCTCCGTCCTATGAACCTTGGGTTTACTTCTGTTATTGAATTTGTCGAGGGCGACAAGGGTGATGGGGTGGACTTCTAATGCCAAACGTAAC